ACCAAACATTCGTCAATGGATAATCGGAGGTCACCATGCCATCGGAAGAAATCTTCCCGCTGTTTCGGGCTGGCAAGCTGCATTCTGGCCGTGGTAAACGCGGGAAAAACGGAAAGAGGAAGAAGGGGAAGATTGTCCACAACAAGAAGCAGGCAAAAGCAATCTTATTGAGTACACTCCGTAAAGAAGGTCGCATCGGTCCTCAAAAGAAGAAAGGCAAGAAGAAATTACAACGGAAACGAGTCTCTGCAAAACGGTAAAGGGGAGCGGAATTGGCAAGCGCCTGTGAAGTTTTTGTGCCGACCGTGCATTGCGGTAATTGCGGGTTAGCGCAGTTTTTGAAGCAGGGAAGAACGAAATGCCTGCGCTGTCACCACGAACTGGAGATCATTAAAGAGCCTCCAGAGGAACCAGAGGAGCCGGAAATTCTCTATCCCTTTGAGGAGTACGTGCAAAGGTTGGAGAACGGCGTTTGCTTTGCACTCCAAAGGTTGAGAAAAAAGGCGCATATTCAACAGAAAGAGGTTGCCGAGAGAGGTCATTTCGGTGCCAAGTCCTACATCTCGAAGGTAGAAAACCCACTGGGACGGAACCGGACGATTCCTACCATCCACTCACTCCAAAAACTCGCTGTTGCCTTAAACGTACAAGTCTGGCAGATTGTAGCGATGGCCGAGAAAGAAGCAGGAAAGGCGGAACGGGGCGAGTGGTTAACGTGGTGGAGTGAAATGGTCCCGTTGCTGAAAAGGGTGCGCCGGAAGGATCGGGATGCAGTTCTGGCAGTAGCGCATGGCTTGAGCGCCAAGAAAAGGATTGCAAGCGCGGCGTGAATAGGCTTAGGATTTAAGGGTAATCGAGCAACGTGCCTTCGCGGGCTTAATGCTCCGCGAAACAAGTAACGGCTCTGGCTGATAAGGCTGGAGCCGTTTTGTTTGGAGGAATTATGGCGACGAAGAAAAAGACGAAGAAGAAGGCGAAGCACTGGATCAAGGGTGCTGTCAAGCACGAAGGATCACTGACCCGCGCAGCAGAGAAACACGGCAAGTCTACCACAGAAGAAGCGGCTGATGAAGCAAAGTCCCCCCACAAAAAGATCGCTGCCCGTGGCCGTCTCGCCATGCGTTTCATGGGTAAGGCCAAGCATGGAAACATCAAGAAGGCGAAGGGCAAGAAGCACCACACCCGCAAGCGCGTAGGCAAAGCATGAACAGCGAAATCGCGGCGACGAATTTGGAGGCAGTAGGGCGAAAGAAAGTCTCATCGTCCGGCCCTCCAAAAACTGTCGGCAAGAGGATCAAAAAGGGGCCACATAGGAAAACTGTAACGAAGAGGTGATCTATGGCGAAGAAACGGAAGTCGCGCACTAACGAAGCAATGGCGCAGACCGCGCCAGTTGGCTCTGGCACGAACGCCCATTGGGACGTTGGGATCAGGTCCGCCGAAAACGGTGCGGTCATAAACATTTCACACGAGAGCGGTGGCAGAAAAAACAAATACACGTCCAAGACCCTCGTAGCGCCCTCTCCTCGTGCCGCTTTCAGAGTTGCCGCCGCACACCTTCCTGCGCTTGTCAAGAAGGCCGGGAAAGGCAAGAAGGCGGCAAGGAAGAAAGTTTCCGCAAAGAAAGCCTAAGACGGGGACCATGACGATTTTCAACTGGCTCACAATGACCCAAGCGGTTTCCGAGCTTGGTCAGCGGCTGTACATCACGCCGTCTACAACCAGCTTCTGGACGGAAGCGGAACTGCAAATCTACATCGCGCAGGCGCTTCGTGAGTACAACTGCCTCACAAACTTCTGGAAACAAGAGTTTAATTTTCAATCCACGAGCCTTTGGAATTCCCTTGGATCGCTGACAGGTTCGCCTCGCCTCAGGACCATCACCGACACCTACGCGTACACAGAGATGGAGAGCATGTTGCTTGAGCCGCCAAGCGGGGGCACGTGGACCGGAACCATTCAATTCTCGATTGCCGACCTGTCGCAGGCTCTCCAGCGCCGCAGGGATGAAATGATTCAAGTGAGCAACTGCAATCAGAGCCTCTCGGCTGGAATTGCTCTCACACCAGGAACGAGCGTCACAAATCTACCAGACACAAACATAGACGTGGCTCGCGTGCGTTATCTTGCCCTACAAGCGACCACGACAGGCACGGCATCGTCTGGCTCCAACACGATCACGGTAGCCTCTACAGCGGGGATTGTGCGCGGCCAGCAGGTCACGGGAACAGGAGTCGCCTACCCAACTATTGTGAGCAGTGTAGGATCAAGTTCAATCGGCCTTTCCCAACCCACCACCGGCGCAGTTTCAGGCACTCTACAGTTTTTCATAGCCAGCACCCTCTACAGGGACGATACGGTAGCGCAGGAATGGTATGAGGCCCCGCTTTACCAGCAGCCGCCCGGAACTCCTCAGACGTTCAGTTTGTCCTCCGAGCCTCCACTTTCTTGGATCGTGGACATTCCCCCCAACCAGCCGGGAAACTACGAGGCGGTCGTGCTCAACTCGGGTACTCCGTTTAACCCCCCAACGGCGACGCTCCTTGGGATACCGGATGATCTGGTTTTCGTACTTGAGTATGGTGCCCTAGCCGACCTCCTCGGACGCGAGAGCGAGGCTACAGACCGCGAGAGAGCCGCTTACTGTTTGAAGCGTTACCAAGACGGTCTTCTGTTGATGCGCAAAACACCTTGGATCATGCTTGGCAAAGTCAACGGAGTTGCAGTTAGCTGTGACTCGCTAAGGGATACAGATAATTATTCTGTCGATTGGGATTCTGATCCCTCTGGATTTGGCCCTGTGATTGTTACTGGAGGGATAGATTTTTTGGCAGGGCCAGTAGGAAGCAACATAGGTGTGACGTGCCTTGCAAACGCCCCCATCACAGATTCCAGCGGCACGTACCTCCAGATCGCTCCTAGCGATGCAGATTGCATGTACAATCTGGCACAGAGCCGCGCTCTCTTCAAGTGCGGAGGTAGCTCCTTCAAAGAAGCTCTTGCGCTGGAGGCTGAGGCAATCCAGTTTTGCTCAGCTAAAAATACGATGCTGCGGTCTACCGGCGCTTTTAGCGACATCCTCATGCAACGTGGCCAAGCGCAGGAACGAGCGCAAAACCGCTACGATACTGCGAACCAGAAGAGAGGAAGGTAGCCATGCCTCTCGGACCATTTGACTTCAAAGGTTTTGACGTAACTTCACCCGAAAATCGCATTTTGCCGGGACGTGTCGCCGTCGCACAAAATGTGCGCGCTTATAGCCGTGGTGCAGTCAACCTTCGCAATCTTCTGACGCCCCCGCTCACAATTCCTGAGGCAGGAACACAATCAAAATCCTCAGGTACTGCGACCAACTCTGCGACATCTGGCGTAGCGTGGACGAACCCGACTAACGTGTTTTCTACATCATCCTATGCTACCGCCACGATTGGGGGCGTAGCCAGTGCTTTCACGCAGCAGTTAAATATTGCTGGAATGAATTTTTCTATTCCAGCAGGGGCGGTGGTCAGCGGAATTGGTGTGTCTCTGGGCATCGATGTTTCTAACGGCGGCACAGGGCTGGCTATTACGATGCAGGCCACGTCGAACGGAGTGAACGTAACAGGTCCAAGCGTTATTACTCCCGCATCGGGTGCAAATCCCTATTCGCTCGGAGGACTGCATGGTTTCTACTGGTCTGGATGGAGCGCTGGAACGATCAATCCGCCAGAGAATCTTGGTTTCTCTCTCAATATGAGCATTTCGCCATCGGCGAATGTGGCGACGGTGGGACTCAATAATTTTTCTGTGACGGTATACTACACGCTGTCTTCGAGCATTAGCCTACCCGCTGCGCCGCATTCGATTAAGCGCCTCAATGACCTGACTCCAAATGGTCCTCTCTCTGGATATACGCTGGTCATCGGGGCGGCAGGAGTGATGTACGCCAACGCCTCGGAAGTAGCTTCTGGACTTTCAGGAAATCCAGTTTCGATTATTCCGTTTCGCCCTAACACTTCCGTGCAGCCTTGGGCATACGTCGGCGATTCATCCCCCGCATACGATGTGACGCTCTATACCAACTACCTCATTAACGGAGCGCCAGTCGATTTTCTAAGTAATGGAATGCTCAAAATTCGGAGCGATGGCCGTTGTTACAAAATGGGAATCGCCGAGCCTCCCCTTGCTCCGGTAGTCTCTACGGCTCCATCCAGCGTGACGACAGGAGGTACGCTTGAAGCGACAACGATTCCGTGGTCGAATTACCTCGGCAAAAACTCAGGATATAACTACGGCCATACCGATGCTTACCATAGTCAGCCTGGAGGAATTGCACCGTTTGATGGAACAGCACCATTTGTAGTAGATGTGGCAAACGCTAACTTCATTACTATCACAATCACTGGGATAGCGACTGTCAATGATAATGCCGCAGCTACGCCGACGACTCCGGGACCATTCACAAGCACCTATCCTGCGTACTTCATCCCACAGCCGGGATCATCTAGTGGTCCACCGTCAAGCGCAACCATCATCACTGGAGCATTTACGGATGGCGATGGCAACGTTATTGCGGCTGGCGTGGCTCCGCTCTTTGTGCCATCGGTCGTGGATGTTGGCGCAGTAAATGGAGTTCCAAGGGGGATTCAGGTTCCGTATGGAGCACAAGTATTTCAGATTGGCATTGATTCGGCGGGGAATAGTTTCGACGCAAACTCCGGACCATTCACTATCTCGGTTACGGTGACGACGGATGCTCTCCCGCCAGTCACGGGACTTATTGGGAATCTAACCCTAAATTATTGGGGAGACTCGCCAACAGCAGGGCCAGTTGCCGAGTACATCTGGAAGAATCCAGACGACTCCTCTGGCAGTGGCCCGAGCCGTTCGATTTCAGATTCCGTAGGCTCAACAACAGGAAATTCCTTCATCTTCGATGCATGTTTTGGAACAACCGCCGTGCCGTCCCTACCTGCCGGAATACCGGGGCCTCCAGGAATTGACCTAGAGACCGTAGGTTCAAATGTCACAGCCAATCAGATGCAATGGACGACTCTTAGCCCAGAAAGTGTTGCGATAGGCACCAATGCTGTCTTTGCTGCTCCGATCACAAACCCATATACGACGAACACACAATTTACGAATTTCAACTTCTGCCTTACGGGGAACATCTACTTCCCGAGCGAAAGGAACTACACTTTTGTCCTGACATACAAAGACGCGGTAATGTGGGGCATTGGTGGAGGGGTAACGCTAGTATCGGCAAGCGGAGTTCAATATGTGTACTCGACTCCAGCACCAGCCTCTTTAACGGCAACAAATACCATGCCGGTGTCCCTTTCCGATGCGGGGCAAACAATAACCGTTGCAAATGGTTTGCCATTGTTGCCAAGAGTTAAGTCTCCGCACGGTGATGGTGGCCTTATATACGCAACAACAGTTGTAGTCAGCGTTCCTGCGGCTGGAATCTATCCAATCGAACTTGACTATGACTACTGGTACCACTCAGGACGCATTCTACTCCTCACGTGTTCTGCTGCGGCTGGAGGAAGCCCAACAATCATTCCACCGCTTCCACAGAGCGTAAGAGAAGAAGTGCAGTACCGCTACGTGTACAGATCATCTGCGACAGGAGCAACATCAAACCCATCTCCTGAATCAACTGCCGAGTCCATCCCTGTCACCGCGAACACAATCACTTCGATTTGGTCGCCTGATCCGCAAGTAGACGTTGTGGATTACTACCGTCTTGATTCCGTGGTTGCAAGTTTTACCTACGTCAACACTGGTCCGAACGACAACCTTGGCGGTGGAGGAACAAACACTCCTGTTAGTGACTCACTACTTGACACGGAGCTTGGAACTCAGCTTTTGAATTACGATAACTACGAACCGTTTCCTTCAATTGACCTTCCGCAGAAGGGAATCTGCAATGTCTCTGGAGGAGTGATTACATGGGTTTCAGGCGGCGCGATAGGAGGAACGCAGACAGGGTTCAACATTCGTTGGCTGGCAGGAACGGAAATTCTAATCGGTTCGCCTACTTCTTTGGCATACACGTTTATTGCGCGACCCACGTCAACGACTTCTGTAACGATTCCCGGCGTTCCTGATGGGGACAATCTAGCTTACGAGATTGAGCAGCCGATCCTAGCGGCGCAGCCATTGGCCTACATGTGGGGACCGACTGATAACATCAACTACGCTTTTGGGGTGGGCGATCCACTGAGACCCGGAACTCTTTACTGGTGCCAAGGATCGAACCTCGATGCGGCCCCAGACACCAACCAGCAGGATGTGACGGACCCATCGGAGCCTTTAGTAAACGGCGCGATCAGCGGAGGATTAGGCTGCGTCTTTTCAATCAAACGTGCATGGCTAATTTTGCCAAACTTTTTTAATGCTCTGGCGACGGTAACTGGAGTCGAAGGCTCTACATGGTCGCTGCAAGAATCGTCGATTACGAGAGGACTTTACATCCCACGTTGTGTGTGTGTTTCGGGCGGAGGAAATATCTTCTTCCGCGTGGATGATGGCATTCACGTCTCACGTGGCGGAGCAGCGTCAGTCTCGATTACCGACGGCAGCCTCTATCCACTCTTTGCCCACGAAAACGAGGATGAATCTGGAAGCCAGCCTACGCCGGTCATAAGAGCAGGTGTGTCCGTCGTTCCACCGGACGACACGCGACCTGAACTGGCTAAGTTTTCTTTCCAGAACGGGTACATGTATTGGGACTATTGGGGTGTTGATGGTGCATACCACACGATGGTGTTTGACGAGGCCGCGTTCGGATGGGTCTGGGACCCGACAACTCCTCAGGCGACGATTCATGCTGCGAATGAAGGCACCAGCCAGCAGGGGGTGTTAGTAGGTTGCACAGATGGAAGCGTCCGTCAGTTTTCGAGCGCGGGAACAGAATCGGTAACAGCCATTATCCTCACGCCAGCCATTGGCGGAAAAGGATTCCAGCATGTGGGTGAAATTGTGCTTGAATATTCCTGCACAACTGCATTGACGATCACAGGTCTACC